GAATACCAGTTGAGCAATAGTGCTTCTTTCGCAGCCTCCCGAAAACATGGGGGTTGTTCCGCGGAAGTTCGGGAGCTGTGGTCTTACCACGCCTCAGGACTTTCGCAGTCGACTCAGGTCCTCGACAGGATCCGGAATTTTCAGTCTGGCTACATCAACTTTCGCTTCTTCGATCAGGAAGGCCGCTTCCACAGCGACCCTTCTTCTGCAATCAGAGCGATAGGTGTTAAGCCCACTGTTCCGGACCCGTTTTCCGACCTTTCCCTACTACAAATTTACGAGGACAGTTTGACGGAGGAATCTCCACGTCAGACCTTTGTCTATCCTCCGGTTTTGGAGCCTAACACCCTATCTAACGGTAACTTGGACCACGTCCTTACCAACCAGATCGGTTTTCGCCCCTACAAACTCCGCGAGTTGATCGACATGTCCTGTTACATGGCTCACGATGGGATACGTGTCGCCAGCGTCTTCGAACCTCTCAAGATCCGTAATGTATCTTGCGGAGACGCTATTACCTACAGTACCTCGATGCCGGCTCAAAGGTCCATGCATCGGCACTTGTATGGTAAGCCTCAATTTTCACTCATTGGTCAACCAATGGGCGCCCCTTATCACGAAGGACCTTCCCCTATGTCTTGGTTATACAATCAGACACGGGTTGTTGGTGATAAATACGGATTCGATCTCTATACCGACGACACCTTTTGGGTGTCGGGAGACTATGAAGCGGCGACTGATCGCCTTGATATACGATTCACAAAGATGAGTCACGAAATCATGATGAGCTCCTGGGCTAAGCCCGAGCGTGATCAGGACCTTTTCACCTCTTTTAAGGAGGTGTGCCGCCATGTCTTGTATGAACAGTACATTACATATCCAATCGTACGGAGGCCCGATGGTTCCAAATACGAGCAACCCGCTTTCCTTCAGAGAAATGGTCAACTTATGGGATCAACCCTTAGTTTTCCGCACCTTTCGGCTCTGAACTTACTTCCCTTGTGGAAGGCATGGGAAACGCACTTAGGACGTAAGCTACCCTTAAGTGACATTCCCGTCCTCGTAAATGGCGATGACATTGGTTTCCGTGCCAATCGCGCTGTTTATGAGTTATGGAAAGCAAACTGTGATGTCTTTGGCTTCAAGCAGTCAGCGGGGAAGAATCTTGTCCACCGGAATATCCTTATACTCAACTCCAAACAATGGAGGTCTTCTGAGAAAGGTTTTGAACCGTTGGGACAGTTTTCTGTTAAGCTACTGCTCAACAAGAAGAAGACAGGCTCGTGTGAAATTGATGCAGAGGGTGAGACACCTAACGGTCTCGCCCCTCGACACAATAAGCTACTCGCTGAGGGAACCGGCTACGATCTAGCCCGGTTAACTTCCCGTTATATCGCCGTGAACAAGGTCGAGATTGAGCGCCAAACATGTGGCGGCTTGATTAACCTGTTCGGTGATACAACCCTCGGCTCCGTTGGATTCGTCCGTCCTCCCTCCTTTGAGGTTGAGTTCACTCGGTTCCAGCGACGTCTCGCTTTTGAGAGGACTCGCCAGTATGAAGGCGTCGTCATGGAGAAGGTACAGCTGCCGAAGCGCGCTGGCATCTACACTTCTCTAGTTCCATCTTCGGCCAATGCCAAGGTGGAACAGGACGGCCTCGTAGTCCTCATCACTGCCGATGATCTCGGTGCACACCCT